CAGGAGGCTACCGCAATCTGCATAAGAACACTTAAGAGGCCACTCTGATAATTGTCTTTTTAATGCGTTTGCAAAATTATCAAAAAGTTATCGCAGCGTGCAAAGATACAACGTCCGCTTCTGGCACGCAGCGGACAGGCTGCGTGACCATCATGTCTGCTGTGAGCGAGGAACGGGCATTTCTAACAGCATTCAGTGTGAATCAACGGGGAGCAGGTCAGTCGGGATTTCAGCCCGATTTAGTAAAACGGCAGAGCTGGTAGGCTCTGCCGAACCGTCAGGGGCGATATTCTGAGCCTGTGGATGCAGTCAATGGAAACGCTGCATCTACAACCGGCCCTGACTTGCTATGATTTACTGCATATGAATATCTTCATCCGTAAGTTCGATCCATCTTTAATAGCACTCAGACAACCCCTGATGGGTTTGAAATGCGTATCCGCCAGCCTTTGTCCGCACCCTGCTCCATTACCTGGGTGGCGATACCGTGCTCAACGTGTTCAGTGCCGTCATCTGAAGTCGTCGTCAGCGACCAGTTAATGAGAGCGAGAACGAGATCACCTGCAGAGATGAGATTACGTATCTGGTTCCTGATAACCGGCCGTGATGCTGTGAGCGTGATTAAAGCCATCCGTAGTGCTTCAGGATTACTTTCAATGACAGTACCATCAGTCATTTTCATGGTGGCGCGGTTACTGAAAACGGACATCAAGTTATCAATTTTTCCCGCGTTAAATGCTTCATCAAAGGCGGCGATGGTTTCACCAGGGGAGCGATAAACCGCGGCACTCTTTTCAATTGATGCAGCGAAGGCAGATATGCAACTGGCGATCTCACCGGGTGATTCAAGCGGTGAGAGGTGTCCCGTACCGGGAATAATATACATCGCTGCGTGAGGAATACGGGTTAACAACTCTCTTTGCAAAGTTTCCGGGGTGTCGACCCGGTCCAGTTCTCCTGAGATGACTCTGACCGGAACATTAATGGAGGCGACTTCCCGGGTGATGTCTTCGCTGATCGCTACACCGGGCCAGCCTGCTTTGGCCCCGGCGGACGCTCTTAAACTGTCCTCGATGACCTGCTCTCGAAGCGCGGGGCTGAGCGGCCGCGCCGTCAGGACATTGTCGATGACAAACCCGACTGATTCGCGGTTGTCATATGCGCTGGATAATCTGTCGCGTTCTTCTGAGGAAAGCAGCATAGGGGAAGGTGGGGAGGGTGCAATGAGAACCAGACCCTCAAGCCCTTCGGGTCGGCGCGATGCCATTAATTGGGCAACTTTCCCTCCCATTGAATGGCCAACCAGAATGTAGCGTTTAAGCTCAAGTGCTGAAATAACGCCTTCAGCATCCCTTGCAAGATCTTCAATCCTGTATCCGGATTCGGGAGCGTCTGACAAGCCCCAGCCACGATGATCGATGGCAACCGTGCGGTAGCGGTCTGGTAACTGACCTGTCACGCTCTCCCATGTACGGGATGAGCCGCCATAATAGTGCAAAAATACCAGCGCTAGCTCACCGCTGCCCTGTAGCTGTACATTGATACCCGTATTGTTCACGTTAATTCTCATCGTTTCATACCTCCTGAGGAATGAAAATAATGTTAATTACAGTCTCAATTAATGATAATCCGTGAAATAATATCGATAGCCGATACTCAAATTATCGAATGGTGGGGTTTTATGGACAGATTTATCAGCATGCAGATTTTTATCGCGACAGTGGAAGAGGGAAGTTTTGCGGCGGCTGCAAGACGTTTTAAGCTTTCTGCTGCAATGGCAGGAAAACATGTCAGTGCTATCGAATCTGATTTAAATGCCCGGCTTATTCAGCGTTCAACACGCCGTCTGAGCCTGACGGATGTGGGGCAGCGATATTTTGAGCGTTGCAAAGTTATTCTTGAGGCTGTGGAAGATGCAAACAGGGAAGCGAGTGATGTTCAGGCAACACCGCGCGGGTTACTTCGCATTGCTGCGCCGGTCGCCTTCGGTGCAATGCATCTTGGTGCGATCGTGTCACGCTATCTGGAACAATTTCCGGAGGTCAGTCTGGATGTGGTGCTTGAAGATAAATATGCAGACCTGCTTGAAAATCGAATTGATGTTGCCATCAGGGTTGGGAGTCTTGACGATCCGTCGCTGGTTACCCGGCGGCTGGTACCCTGCAAGATGGTTTTATGTGCATCACCAGAGTATCTGAAAAAACACGGCACGCCAGAGACACCGGAAGATATTTCCCGCGCGCCGCGTCTGGCGTTCAGCCAGGCAGTTTCAGCGGGAGACTGGACAATTTACGACCCTGAGGGCAGCTTGCATCGTATCGAAAGTGCATGCCGAATCACATCCAATAATATTCAGTTGCTTCTTGAATCCGCCCTGGCCGGAACAGGCATAGCATATGGTCCCAGTTTTGTTTTTTGTAAGTATATAAAACGGGGCAGACTGATCGAGCTGCTGCCAGCGTTCAAGAAAACGGAACTTACCATTCAGGCAGTGTATCCCAGTGCGATCCGCATTCCTTTCAAGGTTCGTAGCTTTGTAGATTTTATTGCTGAAGCTTTAAGAGATACGCAACTGTAAAGAGAAAATAAATAAAATATACGTTCAGTAATGTCAGCTATTGGCACTAAATAGCTGACGCTATGATGAGCGCCCTGTCCTGTGGAGCTTTTGAAATCAAGCCGGGTGATAATACGAAGGTGGCTGTCCCGTGACACGCCGGAACATCGTTGCGAAAGATGATGCATTATCGTATCCAAGGGTCAACGCTACTTCATTTACGGGTTTTCCTGTTATCAACAATGCCAGTGCGCTAACCACGCAGGCTCGTTGGCGCCAGGCAGAAAATGACATGCCAATTTGCTTAAGAAAATGGCGGCGAAAAGTGCTGGAGCTCATGTACAGCGCATTGGCCCAGCGCTCTGCTGGATCATGGATTGAGGGATTGAGTAAAAACGCCTGACAAAGAGCTAATAGAGCCGGATGTTGTGGCAGCGGAATATCGAATTCGCGAACCGGCATTGCCGCCAGCTCCAGTATCATCAGATTTATCAAAGCACGGTCGCGCGTGCTTTCATACAGGGGCGGTAAATCCACTGACTCAAGCAATAGCTGACGTAATAATGGCGATACGCTAATAACTTCACAGCGATGATATTTAAAGAAAGCGGCCACGCAATCTGGTTCTATATACAGGCTGCGAGTGGTCACGCCAACAAATTTGACGGCGTGCATAGTTTCGGGTGGGATCCACACAGCATGTTGTGGAGGAACAATCCACTCCCCACCCTGAGTTATTACATACATCAATCCGGTCGCGCCATATAGCAGCTGCGCGCGGCGATGTTTATGCTGTGGCAGCATAAATCCCTGCACATAGTCATTGCCTATCGCCACCACTTCACGATCGAGTTGATCGACCTCTTCAATTTTTACGTTGCGCACATCAGTCTCCTTATGACCGATTTACAAAGGTAATTATGACCGATTTACAAAGGTAATCGAGCACGGCGCTAATGGGAAGCCGGGCGCTACCGGCATAAGCTGCTGAATCATTTTCAGGTCGAGGATATTCTTTTGAACGATATCGCAATAATTGCGTTGGCAGGCTTTACTACCGGTATAACCACAGTGCTTTTTGGTTTCGGGGGCGGCTTTGTTGTGGTGCCATTCGTTTATCAACTAATGCTGCGGCAGGCTGAACTGGCAGGAAATGCCATGCATATCGCGGTTGCTACCTCTACAGCGGTGATGATATTTAACGCGAGCTGGGTCAGCTATCGAAACTGGCGAGCTGGCAAGCTTTCATCGCAGACATTGTTCCCGATGCTATGGTTTATAGCTATTGGGGGTGTCGTGGGTTCCTGTCTGGCGGGAATATTTAGCGAGAATATTGTTCGCACGATGTTCGTTATCTACATGCTGGCAACAATCAGCGATTGTTTGTTGCGTAAGGGTTTTTTCAGAGGAAGTTCTCCGCGTCGATTATCACTTCCTGTTGTAACGGGCGGCGGAGTGATCATCGGTATGATAGCAGCATTGCTTGGAGTGGGCGGCAGCGTAATGACGGTACCCCTGTTGCGGCGACATGGCTATGCGATGCGTGAGTGTATTAGTGCTTCTAATCCACTTTCCCTGCCTGTCGCGCTATGTGGTGCCGTGACGTATGCAGTTATTGGCTGGCAAATTATTCCAGTGAGCGGATTTCTCGGTTTTATCAGCCTGAAAATTTTAGGTATGTTGGTACTGACAGGCTGGGCTGGAATAGTTTTTAGCCGTCGGGTTATACCTGCTGTACCTGATATTTGGCACGCACGAATCTATGTCATGCTGCTGTTCCTGGTTCTACTTGCGATGCTTTTTCATTAAACACCATCCATCGTAGCTAATACTGCTCGAAATTATACAAGTACCAACGTCCGCCTCTGGCACAAAGTGGACCGCCTGAAGTGTCGGGATGTCTGCTGTGAGCGATCTGCGGAAATTTATTGACTGTAGACTGCCCCCATAAGAGTGTTTATATAAACAGCCGCAGTTCAGAAATTTAATATCTCATTTATCTATAAGCGAATTTCGTAGCTACAAACTTGCCTTCAAATGGCATTCTAGGTAAGGAATTAGTTGTTTCATAAAATCATTATTGGTTTGGGTTAAGGCGAGCTCTTCCCAGCCATCTGTGGAAAGTATGAAAACCGTTGAGAGGACGATAGTCATTTTCCTTGCGCGGAATGATGATCTGTATCCATCGACTTTGAATACACCTATTTCAGTATGAATTCTACTGATTTTAAAAGGTAAAAGTGATTCTGACTGTTGCTTCATTAAACACCCTTCAAAGCTTTAAAATCGACAGGCAAGGTAAGCGAAATACCACCTTTACCATTGAATTATATAAAACGTTGACAATGTCCGCTCTTGGCACAAAGCGGACGTGTTTCCTTTTTTGTTTTGGCTTGAAATATTCAACCAACAGAAGCATATCGCCTATTGTTTCACCTGACGACAGGCAAATCAGAAAATCTCGTCGTATAACGCGGCGAGAGCATCTCCCTCTTCATCTGCCATTGCTGCTGTATTCCTTGTCCTGCGAAATACAGCGTGCCTTTTCCTTCTTTGGTATTTAGCTGATCTAACAGTGTCATCAGTTGTTCGCTGTCACGACGCGGCGCGTTGTCGTCGAACAGATTCAACTGTGCTACGCCCTGACTGAAAAAATCTCCGAGCATTACGCCCGCCTTTTGATAGCGGTGACCATCACGCCAAATTTTGTCCAGACAGCGCGTTGCCGCGCCGATTATGTCCCTGCTGTCCTGTGTTGGCGTCAGCAGCTTCACTGAGGCGCTGTTACCGTAATAGGGTTCGTTAAGCGCGAACGGGCTCGTTTTCACGAAGGCGGAAATAAACCGGCAGTACTGGTGCTCACTGCGTAACTTCTCAGAAGCGCGCGCCGCGTAGCTGCATATTGCCTGCCTCATTTCGTCATAGTCGGTGATACGACCGCCAAAAGAGCGTGAGCAAACGATCTCCTGTTTGGCCGGGGCAAACTCCTCCAGTTCGAGACATGGCTCGCCGCGCAATTCTCTTACTGTACGTTCGAGGACAACATTAAAATGTTTGCGGATAATCCAGGTGCTTTGCTCTGAGAGTTCAAGGGCGGTCTTTATCCCCATACTATTGAGCTTTTTACTGATGCGTCGGCCAACTCCCCATACATCCTCAACCGGAACCAGGGCCATTAGCCGCCGCTGGCGATCGATGTTCGACAGGTCCACAACCCCGCCAGTCTGCTTTTGCCATTTTTTGGCGGCGTGATTCGCTAGTTTCGCCAGTGTTTTTGTGGGTGCGATTCCAACACCAACGGTCAGGTGAGTGCGCTGCAGAACGGTGGCGCGAATCTCCCGACCAAATTCCTCCAGCACCCGGCAGTTACGGACACCAGTCAGGTCACAAAAGGCTTCATCGATTGAGTATATTTCCACGCGCGGTGACATCTCTTCCAGCGTAGTCATCACCCGGTGGCTCATATCAGCGTAAAGCTCGTAGTTGCTACTGAACGCTACGATGCCGTGCTTTTTGAACATATCTTTCTGTTTGAAGTAAGGTTCGCCCATTACAACGAACGGTTTCGCCTCAGCGCTCCTGGCTATTACGCAACCGTCGTTATTTGATAAAACAACGACTGGTCTCCCTTTCAAATCAGGCCGAAACACGGTTTCGCAGGACGCGTAAAACGAATTGACGTCACAGAGCGCGAACATGATCAGCTCGCAGCCTTAACGATAAACGTCACCACTCCGAAAATGTCGAGTGTATCCTCATTGCTCACGATTATTGGACTGTAGGCGCTATTCATCGGATTTAGCTGAATGCGCGGCCTTAACTGGAGACGTTTCACTGTAAATTCACCATCCACCGCAGCGATAACTATGTCCCCATGAACGGCAGTACGGGAGCTATCTACTACCAGCAAATCTCCGTCGCTGATTCCAGCCTCGATCATCGAGTCCCCTGCAGCTTTGACGAAATACGTGGCGCTGGGGTGATGAATTAACAGTTCGTTAAGATCGATACGCTTCTCAACATAATCAGCAGCAGGTGAAGGAAAACCGCACTGAACCAGATCACTGAACAAAGGTAGCGCGACAACTGCGCGCGGAAAATCGGCTGGTTTGATGAATTGCATACGACGCACCCACTATTACTGTTTTTATATACAGTAGTTTTTTAAGCACAAATGATCAAGATAGCGCTTCGTTTGTGGGTGAATGAAGATTGAGCAGTTTGCGTTAAAGCACCATTTGAATGAAGTGTTTAGATGGAGTGTAAATTTTCAGGCCTCTGGTTACTCTGCCGCTGGTTCCTCAGATTTTTTCGGTTCCATTGCAGCAATACGAGCAGTCAGATCGTCGATTAGTTTCTGTTGGGCCTGTATCGCCTGAGTCAATTTTGCAATCAGGGGAACTTCTTTCAGGTAATACGCGTCGGTGGGATTGTCCTCATCATACCCGTCAACCAGACCAGAACCGCCGACACACTCAGGGGATATCGTAACCAGGTCGTTTGCGATAAAACCGAGCATATCCTCGCTTTCAGGAATTACCCCGCGAGCTTTCATTTTGAAATGAGCCGGTTTCCATTGCAGTACCTCGGACAGTGCAGCATCAGGCGTTTCGACGTACTGGATATCTTTTTTGAGATGCGCATCTGACGACGTTGTGAACGTAATACGCCCAAGATTGGTCACGCCGACAAAACCGGATAAACCGACGTTGCCACCGTAGTTCCAGAAGAAATTCCAGGGTACGTTACCGTCTGTTGGACCATCCATACCCCCCCGCGACATAAAGCCTTTTGTCGCGTCTATTTGTCCAATCAACTGCAGCACACCGCTGAGGGAATTAATCAGCCTGATGTTGTAGTCATCGGTGCTGTTATTAAAATGAAAATCGATAAATGGCGTGGCCGCACTGAGTTCCAGCGAAGAAAAATACGGTGCGTTGCCTTTGCCCAGGCCCAGAGCCGTGGCGGCGTCTGCTGCTGTTTTTGCTCCGGTACCACCTTGCGCAATTGACAGCGCAGTAGTTAACCCTGACAGACTGGTGATGTCTGAGTTCGCCCCTTTTTTTGCCAGTGACTTCTGGCCGGGAACCGTGACGGCCGCACCGTTAATCGTGATAGTGACGTCACCCGCCCCGTTCATCACGTCGGCGAAGCCGCTCATATTCCGCTGATACAGCGTCAGCGTCTCAGCAATGTTTTGAGCCAGACCGTCAACGCTCAGCGAATCACTCAGCAGGATGGCGTACGCGGTACCGGCTGCAATGGCCGGGGTTGCCGCAGGCGTTACGGTGAGCTGCGTCGCGCTGTTGATTGCCGTTATCTGGAATACCTGTACCGGGTTTGCCAGCGTGACCAGAGTGCATCCAACGCGGATGAGTGAGCCTGCTGCTGTAAAGTTCGTACCGGTTCCCGTCAGCGTGTTACCGTTGATGGCTATGGTGCCAGTTGTGTAAATCATATTTTCTCCGGGCATAAAAAAACCCGCCGGAGCGGGTTTATTTGATGTGATTTAAATTTATTTGCAGGTAGACGCGGTGAAATTATTTTTATTCACCCATTGCCAGTTAAATGGATACCCAGCCCTGTATTCAATTTGATTAGCGACTGTGCGCACCCCGTAAATCTGTACGGTATGTGGCAACCCACCTATATTGGCAGTTGCTTCGCAGACAGGATTTTGCTTTTCGAGAATGCCTGAACATGCAGACAGAGATAATACCAGAGATAAGGAAATAATTATTTTATGCATTTTAACTTCTCGTAAAGAGAGTGAATATACACATTACAAAATAACTAATCCGCTTTAAAATAGATTTAATAGATCAATTATCCCTAAACGATCGATTAAAACGATCAATTAATCATAGGCGGCTGTATTAATCGCCGTCAGTGCTATTCCTGTATTTGTACTCCCGACAGGGACACCCGTTGCTGTTGTGCCGGGCGCGGCATTTATTCGGGTGTTTGCGCCATCAAACCGCGCGCCAGAATATGCAGTAATATTGATAATGGTCGGGGGTTGTGTTGAGTTGTTCTGAATGTTTGTAGACCCCAGCATGCCGGGGGCAACAGCCCATGAACCGCTCAGCGTCTGGTCAATATTTATTCCACCATTTACACCTGGTGTGCCGACTGTCACCAGGTCACTCAGTACCTTACTTTCATTTGTCAGCACCAGTTTTCCGGCAGCATCCCATATAGCGAAGCCCCATGACGGAAGGGTTTGAGGAAATATTGCGAAAACATAGGCGGTCAGCGTGTGCGATTGTCCGTAAGCATTGTTTGAGTTTACAAAAATGCTATTCCCTGACCTGCTCGCCCCGACGCCGGTAGGTTGCGCCGTATTCGTGGTTTTGCAAAAAACCAGTGCCGGGTAAGATGCGTCGATGGCTATCGTAGTCGATGCAGCATGTGCCGATCCATTCTGGGCTGAGTTAATGCTGACCCTGGCGTACAGACAAAACGGCGTGGATTGTGGCGTAACAAACGGATTGCCATTATCCATCAGAATCATTGCCCCATAATCAGCCATTACGCCTTCTCCATAAATACGACTAATTCACAGGTTGATGCCGGGTAATTACCAGTCCCGACATCACTGGCTGGCGACAGAGTAATGGTATTCCCGGCGGCCACAATGCGACGACCTACGCTCACAGCCCCAACATCAAGCGACACGACGAAACCAACTTTAAAACCCGTAGGTACCGTAAAACCCCAGGTCCCTGATGTCTGCCCCGCTGACAAAGGGATGCGCCCAATAACAGAAACGGGTTTAATTCCATAGTTATTCGGGACGCCGTTAGCGTCCCATGTCTGAATACCATAAGCCATCAGAACACCCCATCCAGAAGCCCAAACTGTACTCGCAATACATTATTGGCGTCCCTGACGCTAATTTTCTGGTTGGTCTGTCGCATGCCTCCCTGACCAGCAACACTGCCGTTGTTTTCAAACGTGCCGTCTTTACCCAGCCGCCACCCAACAGAACCTGCCACAAAGTTATTCGACTGGATATACGCCCCAATTTTCGCGTTAGTGATGGTCCCGTCCTGGATAAACGTGTCACGAATAAACGTCTGACCGTTCTGAATAACAAACGGCAGCGATACTGCCGCACCAGCCTGGCTCATAACAGCGAAGCGGTCAGCAAGGAAAATAACCTGTGACTGCATGCCAGAAGGAGTGTTCTGAACACCCAGCCCCATCCCTGCCGCGTATTGCACGCCATTCACATCCACGCCAACTTTGACGCTGTACATCGCGTTCAGGTTGCCGTTGATATCTGCTACTGCCTGGGCGTTAGTGGTTATTGCCGCAGTCTGGCCGTTTACCGTGACGCTCAGTAAGTTGATTCGCGTCGCGGAGGTCTGCGTAAAATCAGACATCGTTTTTGCGAAGTCCGTGATATTGGCATTGCCGCCAGCGGTCGCATCCAGGGTTTTCAGCGACTCCGCAACGGCTTTGCTCGCGTCCACCATCACGTTATCAACGCGCTGGATACCGGCACTGTTTGCGCCGTACTGAACACTGAGTGTCATCCGGGTGTTAACCTGCGCCAGCGTCTCCTGAATCAGCGCAATCGCAGTGTTCTGAACCCCACCAGCAGCATTAGCCGTTTTCCCTGACAGTTCGTCGAAACGGGATGCGGTAGCGCTGTCGAGGGTGGACACCGCCTGTGTGAGCTGGGTTACGTCAGCGGTATTGTCCTGCGTCTGTGCCGTCAGTGTATCAACCGCCGTCGCGCGGGCCTGAGTCTCGTCAGAAAGCGCCTGCGTGAGTTGCGTTACCTGTGCCGCATTCTGGTCGGTTTTCGCCTCCAGGCGCGTCACGTCCGTAACGCGGGCCTGTGTTTCAGTGGCAATCACCTCCCGCAACTGAGTGAATGATGCACTGTTTGCGCCGTTCTGCGCTGACTGTCTCACCACCACATCAGCGATGGCCAGTGCGTTACCAATGATGGCTTCTGCTGTCTGCCGGTTCGCGCCCACTGCCGCCGCCAGTTGGTCGGCGTTTTGGGTAATTGTCGCGGCAAGTTCAGCAACGGTTTTGCTGGTTTCCACTGCGTTTTCGATGATGTCTTTAAATACCGCGGTGTCCTTCATCTGCTCAAGAATCTCAGCAGAAATGGCACTGACATCAACCGATGACTGACCCATTACCCAGGCGGTCCACTCGCCGACATTGCCAATTCTGTCCACCAGCCGTGCACGGTACCATTGCCGCACACCCGCCAGCATTGGCCCGTGCTGATAGCTGGCCGCCGGATAAGGCACCAGTGTCAGCAGTTCGGGATTTGCCTTGTCGTCCGTGGTGGCGCGCTGTAGTTCGGTATAAGCAGTGTCACCGGATCCGTCAGGAAACGCCCAGGTAATATCGATAGCCCAGACCACATCATTTGAAGCAAGGAGTGACTGCGGCGTGCCCGGTGTACCATTTTTTCCCGTCAGGTGGGTTGTATCGGCATAACCCCATGGCGACGATGAATCCTGCGCATTCAGGGCACGCACACGCACATCATAATTGCCGGAATAAATGCCCTGAACGGAAAAGCCCTGCGCACTGGCAACCGGAACGTTAATCCAGTCGCCATTGTCCTTGCGCCATTGCGCCTGGTACCGGACGGCACCATCAACTTTGTCCCAGGTACTGTTCAGGCTCGCGACCGTCAGCCCCTGATCGATAAAATCAGTCTGGCTGATAAGTATATTTTTCGGCGAAGGCAGCACAGATATCGGCGTTACCGTAATCGGTGCAGGCGTGATCCGCACACCATCATCAATAAACCGGTATTTATTGGGATCGTGCTGAACACCGGACACGTTAAATGTCCCGTCGTCATTTGCAGCAACGGACGTCACACGAAATTGCTGAATAGCCAGCCTGTCACTGTCAATGGCCCACACTGCGCCAGCAACGGGAGCCAGCCGGTAATCAGTGCTGACCGTGACGGTCTTTTTATCGCTGCTGATCGCGCTGATGGTGCGCGTCTGCGTTGTTCCGTCGGGGAGATTCAGCGCCAGCCTGTCACCGGACGCATATTCAACAGCGCGATCCAGCGTAATATTCCTGCCGTTTACCGCGCTGATTCGCCCTCCATTCTGCATTCCGGCGCGGAACGGGTCCGCAACACCAATAACGGATGCAGGCAGCGGAATATGTCCGTCAAGACCGACGTTAAACGAGATTGTGCCGTCTTTTGCGTTGGACAGTAAGACCCAGCGCCCCCTGCGGTGGGCCTCACTTTGCGAGGTGCATCCAATAGCAGTCAGTTGCGTCTGATTAATGTCGTAACGTGCCACCAGATCGCTGTCGTAAACGCCCTCGATGGTGTCGCTGTAATGGTTCTGCGGATCAGACCATGACACCAGGCAGGAACTGTAGCGGTTTTTATAGGAGCCACCCGCGTAGTTAAACAGCCCGTCCACCACGTTTGAGGCGGTATAAACAAAATCCAGATCTGCCACCGGAACATCAGCGTTTACGTAAATCTGTTCATTACCCCAGAACGTAATGCCCCGGAATATTGCGGCCAGATCTTTCAGAACGGTGTATGCATCCTGCTGGCTCTGGATGTAAACGTTACAGGTAAAACGCGGTTCAGTACCGCCCGCACCGTCAGATACCCTTTCATCGCAATACTGAGCAATGGCGTAAACCTCCCATTTATCAATCATGGAAGCATCCACACGGTTGCCCATGCCGAAAATCTTATCCAGCACCAGATCGTAAAAAATCCATGCCGGGTTGTTGCTGTATGCCCATTTGAAGTCGCCGGCCCATGCACCGGAACTTTCGCGGGTAACAGGATCGTAGTTTGACGGCACACGGATCCGGCGGCCCAGAGGGACGCAGGTCACTTTAGGGGCGCTCCCATTAAAGTGGCTCGCATCAACTTCGATATAGAGCAATGCGGTATTCGGATAGCGAAGTTTGCTGTCGATGACCTCAGCGCACGAGAATACCTTAAACGCATTCACCAGCTTTGAGTTGCCAGTCGAATCTGCCGTGATCCGTCGGACACGAACAGCCCATCCGGTGGTGGCTTCTGGCAGATTAATACGGTGATCGCGCTGGTATTCAGAGGTGGTTTTACCGTCAAACGTCGCATCAACCACGGTCTGATAGGCACCACCGTCAGTGGACAAATCAATTGCGTAAGCCGTCACGGTGCCTACCATGTCGCCGTTGTCTTTGTACTGGTACTGGACGGGGAGAGACAATTTGATGCGAACTGCGTCCAGCGTCAGGTTTGTAAACTGGCGGGTCCAGGGTACAGACTGAGTGACCGTAACACCCACAGCCAGTTCATTATCTATTTCCGGCATCCCAGGAATGTACGTCTGATCCTGTGTGCCGCGTCGCCAGTCCCAGACAACACCGGAGAAATTGTAACTGCCGTCGGCGTTAGCCAGCGCCGTATCATTGAGAAAAATTTGCTGAGCCGTCAGTTCGCCCTGAATTTCACCTTCGGCGATGGCCAGCAGCATTTTTAATTTTGCGGTCGACAACAGATCGTCAGGTGCTTCAACTGGCGTATGTGCACTACCGCCCCCACCTTTCCTGCCCTGAATATGCATAATTCACCCATAAAAAAGCCGCCCGGCGGCGGCTGTACCTGAACAAACGTGCCTATTGCTGATCGCTGGAGAACAATCCGGCACTGATGATTGCCCCGCCAATTTCACGTTGCCCATAGAGCAGCGGAACCGGGTAACCCATCGCCACCGTATTAACGGGTGCACCGAAGGCATAATTGGGTTTATTGTCTGTGCTACTGCTGGCGCCGATATTAATTTTGGGTTGAGGTGTCAGCATCTGCACCACGCCGCCCAGCATCATGGACAGACCGATGCCGGTTAAGACTGTCGTGGCGGATATCGCACCGGCTGACATCGCAGCTCCCCACAGGGCGAGTGAGCCACCAGCAGTGAAGAATGCGGCAACCAGCGCCACCGCGCCGATAACAATCTGGAGAACACCGCCCTGCTTGGCACCTTCAGTAACAGGCATCATGGTAAAATCGCTGGCCGTGGACGTGAGTTCAAATTCTTCCACCCCAATATTTTCACCATCCCGGAAAAAGGCGAAGCGCACGCCGCTGTGATGTGCATTGGACATGTATTTTTTGAAACCCGGCACCTGTGAACACATGGCCCGAAGCATTTCGCGAATGTCAGCAACGTGAAAGCGATGAACCCTGCCAAATTTTTTTGCGGCCACGCCTTTCAGCGTCAGTGTTTTCAGCATTTCATGAGTTCCTTATGCCTGACAATTCTGACTGTACGCTCACGATAATACTGACCGTAGGGAACGCGGGTAGAAAGATTGCCGGAAGAATGATGAAGAATAATATTGTTACCTAACCAGATAGCGGCATGGTTGGTTACGGGGGCGCTGAGCTGCATCATAATAATGTCGCCGGGTTGCATCTGATTTAATTCAACCTGAATAAAGCCTTCTGACTGCCAGTTATCATCGTACAGGTTTTCTCCGTTATTCCACCACTCACGCGGGACAGAGTAATCACCGAGAGAAAGATTAAACTCGCGACGATAGTATTCACGGATTAGCGCCCAGCAATCCGCATGACCGAGTACCCAGGGTCGTCCGGTGTAATCACGGTTTTCGCGCGGCGAAAACGTACACCAGTCACCCTCCGGCCATGAAATAATGCCCCATTCCAGTCCCGAGTGATCACAGTGAATACGGTCAGTCTCTGAGGGGATTAACTGAGCCACATCCGGGTGCGAATGAACAACCATAATAATCTCACCCTGTTTTTCGGCATTTAAATAATCGGCTGGCGAGAGGGTGAAGTATTCTTCTGGTTTATCAGAGATATTTTCGCAACGAATATAACGTTGTTTTCGTCCTGCCTGAACGACGACACCACAGCATTCACGGGGATATTCCGCAGCGGCATGTTCGCGAATAGCCGCTATAAGTTTTTCGCGCATCTTATTTACCCTGCAGGTTTGCCGCCGGAAACCCGCCAAACGGCAGAGGATTTCCGGGGCCATGACGTGCCTCACAGTCAGGGAGTCGTCCTCCACAGACATCCAGCGCGGGATTGGTTGTCGGGGTGCCGTCTTTCAGAAAATACAGCGTTCCTGCGTAATCACACCCCGTTCCACTCCGGTAAAGCCCCCGGAGGCACCAGGAACAGACAGGGGTTATCTGTCGCGAGGGTAACTGCAGGCTCTGTATATCGAAGGGAGAGCACAACTCAAAATCAACCTGAATCCGGGTCTCGGCTTTTTTGGCATTAACATAAAATACCTGTACCCGCTCTTCGTTCAGGTTAGCGGCAGGATTCCCGGAAACCCAGTTAGCCGCATCGAGGTATTTAACCAGCGTGGTGTGGATTTTAACCTTTGCCTTAACCAGGTCATCATATTCAAGGCACAGCGCGGTTACGTAGTTACCGACATTCCCGACAGAGAGTGTGGGTGTCGGTTGCGAACCGGCGCTGGAAAGCTCCACCCCTTTCAGCTCATAGGGATAAGGATCGTACTGATTTCCCTGCCAGATAATTGCCGGCAGATTTTCACCAGCAAATGATGCCCAGCCTTCTTCCTGGATATTGTGAGCGTGAAAGCGCAGTACGTTTTCCATGCCAAAACCTGTCCCGTCAATCTCAATAAGCTGGATAAGACTACCGGGCTCGAGTTGTTGTATGTCGCTGGTAAAGCTCATAAATTCACCATAAAAAAAGCTGCCCTGAGGCAGCAGTTAATGGGGGACGAAAAGATCAGGACGCAAATGCCTGCTCAAACTTGAATGCTACCGTCGCTTTTGTTCCGGAAGGGAATGAGACGCTGAATGAATCAGCCTTCACCCGGTAGAGCTTTTTCTCTCCCCAGGGGTTGGTCCACCAGAAAGACGTGGTGACGTGAGAAAGAAGAAACGCACGCAGTACTGCGGCATCGCTTCGTTTTCCCGTCCAGTCAAGATCCCATGTTTCGGACTTATCATTAATCCCCGTTCCGCTGACCTGTTTATATCCGTCACCAAACTGTGCCTGGAGTGTTCGGACGCTTTCAGTTCCCTGTGCCGTCTTGCGCGTACGCCAGGTAAATGTATCTGTCACCGCTTACCCCCTGGAGTAAAGTATTCCACCCGGACTCATCTCCTTTTTCAGGCGATCAGTGATGCTCTGCTGCACAACGCCCTGGACCAGTCGTGCCGTGTCGGCGGTATTCACCTGGCTCACTTCGCCGCCACCGCTTTGCTGGTTGATACTGACCGGGGCATAAACACTGATCCCTCCCATAGTCGGTACCGACACATTACCGGCACCCACCAGCCCTCCGGTTGCGTATCCTCGCATCAGGCGATAAAGGTTTCCCACGCCGAGGCGCGCTGTCGATTCTTTGGTGAAGACAAACTCACCACCATGAACAATCCCCTTTGGCTCGTATTTCCCGCCGGGCCCGGTATAACCGCCGCCATCATATTCAGGGATATAGCCACCCTTCCAGGCCTGTACCGGGCCAACAAAACTGCGGCTGCCAATGCCACCGCCCTGCGGACCATCGAATGAACCTGCAACCCATCCCATGGCTTTCTGAATGGCATACGCCACCAGCAACTGATTAGTGATTTGAATAATCGATTTGAGGATGGAAACAGTGAAACTTTTGAAGGAAGTCTTCCCGGTGGTCACCAGATCAGTCAGCATATCGCTCATGCCGCCAAGTGCACTGGATGCGGCGTTCTGCATGGCGGAATACACGTTTGTTGCTGAATCCAGATACTCGGCAAACCCTTTTTTAGCCCCGCTGAGCCAGTCACCGCGAAGACTGTCCTCAGCAGCGTAATACTGATTCAACGCCGTCAGTTCAAGCTGATAATCGACGTCAGTCGTCTTGCCCCCGGCATTTTCCCATCCGCTCCTGAGTTGTGCATACGCAAGGTTACGCCCGGCGGCGCGGTCGCTTAATGTCGCAGAATCGGTTAAGGCCGACTGCTTCGCTGACATCTGATTGGTGTATTTCGTCGCGGTATCCATCCGCTTGTTAAGCTGTTCCTGCGCGGTGATCTGGTCGCCCAGAAGGGCTTTTTGCTGTGCAAGGGCAAGAATGCGCGCTTTGTTTGCCAGGAGCGATTCTTCCTCTTTTGACAGCTTGCGCTGGCCTGCCGCCTCTTCCAGCACAGAGAACTGAGCCTCGGTTTTCCAGAGGTCTTTACGCTGCTGACTGATGACGTCATTTAATCCGGTGTGCTGCTGCAGCACTTTAAGCTGTGCCTGCAGGGCGATAAGTTCAGCCGCTTCCCGGTCGCTTGCTTTGTCACCTGCCGGAACCGTTGTTTTTGGGGTTTTGGGATCCTTATATTTTTCATTGATCGCGGCGGTTAGCTTATTGAATTTGTCCTGTGTGATAAGCCCCTGTTCAAGTTGCCGTTGATATTTCGTCTGCAGGTCGTTACGGATCTGAGCGTTTGTCCTGGCTGATTCCAGAAATTTATCAGCTTCAATATTTGCCGAGACCTGTTGTCGGTTTAATTCAGCAGTGGCATTACGTTGCTGTTCTTTAATCGCAGCAAGATGATTTTCTTTCTCAATCTGGTTATCTAAAGCTTGCTGGCGTTCTTTATTCCCCTGGGCCATTGTGTCGTTGATACTGTCAACCACTACCGATCCTGTACCTGGGCGAAACTCGGGAAGTTGAGCCGTAGTGGCATTATCGGCGACCCGGTCACTCCAGAACTTGTAATTTTTTACCTTTTCAATGAGACCCTGCCAGGAATTCGACAGATCGTCCAGGTCTGACTTTGAGGCGTCTTTGAAATTTTTCTGGCTGTCACCAAGTGAGTCGATGATCAGTTTCGTGGCACCGGCTTTATCCCCCAGGTCAACCATATGCCTGACCTGTTCATACAGTGCCAGGTTAGCGAAGTTGTACTGCTGGTTAATATCGACAAATGCTTTCAGCGGGTCCTGGGGGATTTTCCCCAGCTCGGCCACCAGGTCTTTTACGCTGGCTCCCGTATTTTTTGACAGCAGAATAGCCGTCTCGCTCACCTGTCGGATCTGATCAACTGTCAGGCCCAGTCCGGTGGCCTGCGCGACCGCTGCCGCAACCGCTGATTTACCCGCATCAGCGTTTTTTACTATCTGGGCGGTGATGCGCGCGAGGCTGTCGGCGGTCTGGCCGCTGATATTCCCGGTGGACGCGATAGCCTGGTTATACGCACTGGCCTGTAAGCGCCCCTGATTCCAGTTATAGGCGAGGAGCCCCACGCCGGATACCAGCGCAGTAATCCCGAGGGTGGTCGGGGTGATAAACCCGGCCAGCGTTTTTGCATAATCAGCAACACCCAGCAGCGCACCTTTTACGCCACCGAACTGGTCTTTGATCTGCCCGCCCTGCTGGAGCAGAATCAGAAACGGAGACTGGCCGCCAGCAAGCTGCGTCGCAATATCAGTAAACTGCGCGGGCAGGCTGCGCATGGCGGCATTGTACTGACCAATCGAAATCCCCGCTTTTCTCGCATACAGCTCCTGCCGGGTAAAGGCGCTTTGCACTTCCAGTGCCGCATCGTTTGCCGCAGACCCGATCCCTTCCAGCCCCCGTTTGACGTAGTTATACCGCTCGGTAAATTTCGCGTCGTTTAAATCCAGATTGACAATGAGATCACCCACCGCCTGGGACATAACGTGTTCCTCCTGTAATGCCTTCGGCGGCCAGCATCATGGCCTCGTCGGACGTTTCGGTGTCCGCTGCCGGACGTGTCTGGGGATTGAGCAGGCTGAAATCTGCAGTGGTAAGCCCGTGGTCTTTGCAGACCATATCGGTGATGTGGTGGCTCAGGCGTGAGAAATGGGTATCAATCAGGTCCGTCTGGAAATACTCAACGGTGTAAAATTGCTCCCATTCACTCAGTTCGGTGCAGGACATCTGCGCCAGCATCACACGCCAGTCAGGTCTGCGGAACTCACGGGCAAGTTTAAGGGCGAAGTTCAGGGCTGCGGCGTGGGCTTTTCCGGGGAGTGGGGTTCCGTGTCGGCATTCGGTTCTGCGTCAGGTGCAACGGGCAACATTCCTGAGAGCTCCCGCACGATAAAATCCGCCTGACCAATGGCAGGCAACGGCCAGCCGGAAAGCACCTCCTCCTGCAGTTGATCAACGGATGGCCCTTTTTGCCCTTCCTTCTGCCACAGAGACATAGCGACGATCCGCGCGCCAATCTTCACATTGATGGTTGTCACGATGCCGTTGAGCGCTTCCGGGCTGACTTCTGTGTCGTCCGCAGGAACATCTTTATTCACGTCGGCGATATAGCCGATGAACTCAATACGCTGCAGTGCTGAGAGTTCATAAAGCGTGACGGTTTCGCCGTTGTATTCCAGCGGCTGAGTTTTCAGAAACATGCATACTCCGATCAGGATACGGTGATTTTGCTGACAGCCGCGAACGAGCCGTCATTCGTAATCGCGAGAATTTCGGCAATCCCGGCAGCAACACCCGTGACGGTAACAACACTACCGGCCACGCTGACTGTCGCTTTTGACGGGTCGGATGACGCCAGGCGGAATGATTTATCGGTCGCACTGGCAGGCAGAACGGACAGATTTAGGGTCGTGGTTGCCCCCACGGCCACAGCCGCAGTCGATTTATCAAACGACGCTCCGGTAACAGCAATAACGGGTGTGGTGGTGTCTTCTGCCAGTGAGGGTTTCCCGCTGTTAGTGACCTTGACCGTGCGGGTAATGTTTTCTTTGTTCGTCACGGCTTTACCCAGGCTGCTGACCCAGCCAGAAAACACATCCACCGTTCCGTTAGGGTATTTGATGCGGTACGTGCGGTTTGAACCATCTTCAAACCACTGCACCAGCGCAATTTGTCCCTGCTCGCCGGGTTTCCAGGCCAGAGTGAAAGACGTGTCACCCGCAGATTTCTGCCCCTGCCCGGTAGCAG